TTGTCTCGAACTACGCGCCCCCTAACCAATACCGAAGTTTCACGCAGTAAAGCCATTGAGAAAGAAATCACGCTTCATGATGGTGACGGCTTATTTTTAGTGGTCAAAATTTCCGGTAAAAAATTATGGCGTTTTCGTTATCTGCGTCCTGCTACCAAAAAACGCACGATGATAAGCCTTGGTTCCTACCCTTCTTTATCTCTCGCTGATGCTCGAGCCTTACGTTCGGAATACTTGAGCCTGCTTGCTAGAGGACTTGACCCCCAAACTGAGGCTGAGCTAGTTGTAGAGCAAAAGCAGATTGCTGTAGAGAGTATTTTCAGTACAGTTGCCGCTAATTGGTTCTCAATTAAAAGTAAAATCGTTACAGAGGACTATGCCAAAGGCATATGGCGATCCCTAGAAAGAGATATATTTCCTGTCATTGGCAACACACCAGTTCAAGACTTGAAAGCTAGAGTGTTAATTAGTGCCTTAGAGCCAGTAAGAGCTAGGGGGGCATTAGAAACCGTAAGAAGGTTGATTCAACGTATAAGCGAAATACTCACTTATGCTGTGAATACAGGATTAATCGACACTAACCCTGCTTTGGGAATAAACATGGCGTTTGAGCGCCCAAAGAAACAGCATATGCCGACGCTACGCCCCGAAGAACTCCCCAAGCTGATGCGTTCACTTGTTATGTCTAATCTTTCTATTCCTACCAGATGCCTGATTGAATGGCAGTTGCTCACTTTGGTTCGTCCTTCTGAAGCCTCTGGCACGCGTTGGCAAGAGATCGACCTCAACGCCAAACTGTGGATGATCCCTGCCGAACGCATGAAGGCCAAGCGTGAACATATCGTCCCTCTATCTCCTCAAGCTCTAGAAATCTTAGAAATAATGCTTCCGATTAGCGGCAACCGTGAATACCTATTTCCTAGCAGGAATGACCCTAAGCAACCAATGAATAGCCAAACAGCTAACGCCGCATTAAAGCGTATTGGCTATGGCGGTAAGTTAGTTGCCCACGGTTTAAGGTCAATCGCTAGCACCGCTCTCAATGAGGCAGAATTTAATGCAGACGTCATTGAGGCAGCATTGGCACATAGTGATAAGAATGAGGTTAGACGGGCTTACAATCGCTCTACGTATCTTGAGTCACGCAAGGAGATGATGGATTGGTGGGGGGGGCTTGTGAGAAAAAATCAACTAACTAAGGTGGCGTAAAAATTATTTCATTAAAGTTATTATTTTCTACCCATTCATGATTGGCTTTCTTCCATCATTAAAATAAAATTTAAACAATTAAAAGTGCTAATCAATTTTTGTTGTGAATTGCTGCTCAGAGCAAGGTGTGGAAGTCAGCAGTTGTTCCCAACGTCGATGGTCAGAGATCAGCACTAGGTGTTATGAACTTCCGCCCAAAATTCTTTTCATAGAGAAAAATTTATGTATTATCTCTATAAAAATTGAAGTTTTTTGTCAACGAATGATAAGAGAAGTGTTATAAAATGAGTTGTGTGTCAGTTAACTACATAATCAAAAGGGAAGAAAATGATTAAGCTAATCATTCGATTATTGACCCTAACAGGCTCGATTATAGCCTTGATTACAGCTATTTCATTGAATAGTAATAATTTCTATTTTACATCTTTGAGCTTGTTCATCGGTTTTTTAGGTACTTTAATTAAGACTAAAAAAGCAGTAGCCATCCAAAACATAGCGACACAAAGGGGGGGCTCTTTTTCACAGAACACTCAAAATAATTATTTCTCCGGTACCAGCGGAGACAACCAATAATGAATAGTATCAAACAACGTGGTGGAATAGGTTCAACAAATATACAAAATAATTTTTTGACATCATCGAACGATTTTGTCCGATCCCCATCTATCTTCATGAATCTTGTTGAAATAATCGCTTCAATTGAAAATTTTCAACCAAGTAGCTCTAATGATGATTTTTCCATTTATGATATTGAGGGTAAAATTGAATTCAATGACGTTATAAAATACAGAAGTAGGATAGAAAATATCTATTTATACAACAATATGATAGAAAAATCTTATGAAGCATTAAATGAGAAGATGCCAGCAGCTAGGGAAAAATCATTAAACAGAATAAACTGTTATTATCGGGACTGCATTGGTGATATGGAAGTAGAGAACAAAGCCTATCTAAAAAAAATAGAGTGTAGAATAGAAAGAAATAATGCCTTTTTAAATATAATAAAGAATAATTCAGATAGAATAATCTGCTGTGTTATTGAAAATGTTAAAAAAACATGTGTTAATGCTTTGAATACCACTGCGGTTTCGATTGAAGAAATTGAAATGCATGCCGCATATATAGTTTTTCACGCTTTTGTAGAGTGCAAAATATTGGAAAAACCATTATGATTATTTCTAATAGTATTAGACCGCAAAATACTATTTATTACTTAGGTGCAAAGCTGATTCAATGTATTCAGTCTCAGCGCTCAAAGATATTGGATAGCATAATTTTATTTGAGAATCTGCAAAAACTGGTTCCCTCGAAAGTAAGTTTCGTGCAATATATGTACACCTTAAACTGGCTCTTCCTTATCGACCTTGTTGAGATCAATGATAAAGGAGATATTGTCATATGTTTTTGAGCAACCTCATAGTCAGTTCACCAAAATTAGGTGAAATTCGAAACATTACTTTTAAAAAAGGAGTTAATTTAATTGTTGATAGAAGTACACTCACTGATTCAGAGACTGGAAATAGCGTTGGTAAAACTACAGCCCTAAGAGCATTAGATTTTTGTTTCGGATGTAAGCAAGAATTATTTTATACTGACCCTGAGTTTAAAAAAGACAATGAGATTATACGTAACTTTCTTATTGAAAATGAGGTCGAGTTTACACTAACTTTACTATCTGAGAATAATTTACCGCTAATTGTTTACAGAAAAGCATTGCAGGAACCAAAAATACTTTGTAGAATAAATAATGTTGAATATAAAAAATTAAAAAACTTTCACCAAGATCTCAAAGTTGCACTTTTTTATAGTTCAGCTGATAAGCCCTCCTTAAGAGAAATAATGACACGTGTTATTCGGGATACACCCGATAGAATGTCTAACACGTTAAAAACGTTATTTAATAAAACTAATTATTCTGTGTATGAAACTCTTAATTTATTTCTTTTTGGGTTTGAAGATTCCTCATTACTATCAGAAAAACAAAGCGTTACTAAAAATCTAAAAAAAATTGATACTGAATTTCAATTATTAACAAAATTAAAATCTAAAAATGCATTAAAACAATCTCTTGAAGTAATTAATCGTGAGATTGAAGATAGTTCTAACAAGATAGATAATTATGACTTAGGCGCATCGTATGGCCAGCAGATGCAAGAGTTGAATGATATTAAGATTGAAATTTCAGATTTATCATTAGACTTAGCTAGTATGAATATGAAGCGTACTCTTCATGAGCAAGCCATTCATGGTTTACTTGTTCAGAAAGATAATTCCAATCCTGATGACTTAAAAAAACTGTATAATGAAGCAACAGACCGAGTTGGTTCTCTAAGCAAAACTTTCGAAGATGCTTTAAATTTTCATAATCAAATGATTATAAATAAAGTTAAGTTCATTAATTCACAAATGGCAAATATAGAGAGAGAGATAACTTCTCAAAATAACAAACTAGGTAACTGGCTTAAAAAGGAGTCGGAAATATTAAAAGAACTATCTAAGCTTGGTTCTTTAAGTGATCTACAATTATTACAAAAAGATTTAAACAAACTATACGAAAGCAAAGGGAGCTTTGAAAGCTCGTTAAACCAAATCGAAAATTACGAATCCAAAATAAACATCCTCACTATTAAACTCAAAGAAATCACCTTCAAAATAGATAACTACATCAGTCAGTTTGATGATAACCTTAAGATTTTCAATAAATATTTTTCAAGATATACTCGCCAACTTTATAATGAAGAATTCATACTTAGTTACGAATTTAAATCTAATCTATTTCAATTCACTATTAACCCTATTGGAAATATACAGTCAAAAGGCAACTTAGGTGATGGTAAGAAAAAAGGACAAGTTTCCGCTTTTGATCTAGCATATCTTTCCCTCCAAGAGGAAGTATCATCTAAATTTATACGCTTTGTAGCACATGATGGAATTGAAGCAATACACCAGAATCAAATTAAAACCCTTTTCGATATCGCAGCGCGCATTGATGGACAATATATAATAGCAATATTGAAGGATAAGTTGGCTAGCATTAATGGCAACACCATTACTACAAGTACTATTTTAGAGCTAAGTGAGAACGATAAGTTTTTCAAATGCTAACCTCATATATTAGACTAAATTTGTTTGGCAGCTTTCACTCGCAACCTACAATCAAGCTTGAGTTACAGTTTTTGGCACACCACAAACTTTCAGTATCAAATCCTTCTCCTTCTAATTTACTTCCGACTTATATCCACCAGGATCTACAATATCCAAAGTATGAGAAGTTAGCATTGCAAGCTCTATAAGGAAGTTTCTTTGTCTAGTGTCAGTTGTTTCTTCGCTGACGATTGCCTTTAAATTTTCAGTGGTGTTTATGTGCAGCTTCCCCCTCTGCACGCACAGCCCCGCCCGCCTACGCACTTCACTTAACGATGCGGTTTTTATGCACCTGTGATTTTGTGCTAAACCCCGCATGACATGGGCTGTAGGGAGAAATGAAGTGCATGGAAATTATGCGTTTTTATGCAGCATAGACATGCACTCACAAAAAAAACGCTGGCCAGAGAAAGAAGGTGTAAAAAAGCCCAATTTATTTGGGCTAATGGGTTAGTGAAGTTAAAAGTTTGTGCTTAACAGCTCAGGTTTGAGCATGCCGATTAGTGTTTTTGAATGATGAGCCGTACCGGTCTAATAACTGGCTTTTATGCATTTGCATTTGCATTTTCTTTTCTTCTACCGTCTGTTTTTTCAATTAACCGCTCTGGTTTGCTGATTATATTATCCACACGCTCCAGTGCAGTAAACGTACAGGAGCAATCGAGGTTAGTACATTGGTAATAGGTTCGTTTCACCGAATCAGTCTCATATTGGCTTGAACGGCAATGCGCCATCTTTGTACAAAAAGGACATTTTAACGCCATTATTTGCCGCCTTGCTTTTTCATTGCTCTACGAACCGAAACTTTATGTCTTGCCGCAGGTGTTCCGCCCTTATGAATGTCATAATGAGAAGCCGATTGAGGGTAGTGGCCCACTAAGGTAAAGGCAGGGTCATGTGGAAGTTCCTCATTACTAAATACACGGGATAAAATTTCATCTTTAACGAAATTAGTTAACGCGCTTTTCTCGTCAAAATGGTTTTCCAGTGAGTGGGTTAACGTTTCATTCATCAAGGTCAGCAATTGTGTTAATTCCTTACCGTGCTGACGCATAAACTCACTCCAAAGCTGCTTAGCTCGAAGATTTTTCAATTGTTTGTGCGCAGCAATGTACTCACTTGCTCTATCGGCAGTGTCCCAAGGGATAGTCTCGATTTCTTCCTCAGTGGCCGCAAGCAGTTCATCGAATACCTCTAACGATTCGCGATCTAAGGCTACCTCTGAGCGTAGCACCCGCATTTCTTTTGTCATTTCACCGTCGTTGGCGCGAAACAATTCATGCCAACGTTTGTTTTGTGCCTCAGCATTTTCAGCCGACTCATTACGACGGGCTTTAATCGTATCCACACGGGCAGTCGCTTTACGTTCAATTTCTCTGGCGGCTAACCATGCATTCTTTGCGTCTTCAACGTCAACAATGGCGCTTTGCGTGTCGGCAGGTAAGGTATTGATGAGGTCATTTCGAGGGGTACTCATAGTCATGCTCCAGTCAGTTTACTTTGTCTAAGTCAATTGTGCTGGAGCAGGTACAAAGTTTCGAGCGCATGAATATGTACAACCGATTACACAATTCCCTTTCTGGCTAGCCAAAGGAAGGTGGCTCAAGGTCTTAATGTATTTAAAGTTTATATATAATTATTCACCATTGTTCACCTTTAAATAAAACTCAGTAATTACATATGGTTAATGGGTGAACAATTAAAAATAATCCTTCACCCATTATTCACTATTCTTCACCTTAACGTTATCCTACTTACCTATTACATAAAATTAATCGGATGTTTATAACTATCAATAACGACCAATTTATTATTAAACTCTATTTAACTTATTAATTTTATAATGACTGAAAAAACAATATAAAACATGATAAAACCATAGCGTTTTTTTTAACCATTACTAAAAAAGGTCTCATCCCTGATACAAATTAGGTCTATTGCTTTCCCCTAAAATATGCTGAAAATAAGGAGCTACCAGACGTTAAGGAGATGTCCTTAGCACTTATTAAACGATTAAGAGGTAGCTCATGTTAGGTCAATTATCGCCATCATCTTCCGCCCCATTCCCTGCAATGCATTTGCCATCGCCAACGCAAGAACGCTTTATGCGCCTGCCTGAAGTTATCCGCGTTAGTGGTCTTTCTCGTGCCACGATTTACGAGTTAATGCGTAAAGATGCCTTCCCACAAAACGTGTCGTTAGGAGGGCGCAATGTTGCTTGGCCTGAAAGTGAAATAAACGCGTGGGTAAAAGCGCGTATGGCTGCCCGCACTCAGGGGATAGCACAATGATTACGATATTTATTGATAACCAAATACATAAATTATCGATTGAGGAAGCAAAATCACTCGCCTTGTCGATTGCTCACGAGGTAGACGGCAAAGGCGGTGTCCAACCCTTCAATACTCAAACGCACCGTTTTACTGTCAAGCGTTCTGGGATTGCAAAGGTGGCTACACACCCTGACTCTACCGACTTAACAGACTGTTGAGGTATCCATGACCTCATTTATTTCATTCCTCGGCTTGCACGCCGAGGATGTTCTCTGCTACAGTCTTATCACTGTCGCAAAATCGGCAGTCGGGATTAGCATTCCGTTCAAAACATTGGTGACACCAGACGCACCTTGCGCCTTTTTTTGTGTCTATGCCTTAGTGCACCTAATTGTCGGGCGGCAGATTGTTATCTGTCATCCTTATCGAGTAATGGTGGCTCAGGCGGGGGCTTCTCACGAAGCGCCGGTTTCCAATGTTGCCGGTTATGCTAACCCCGTCTGGGCTACCACCAGTGAATTTAGCATTTCCAGTGGTAGCTTTTTCAAGCAAACATTGGAGATTGTCGCTATGGCTACCCCTTCCGTTTTATTACATCCGAATTTTATCTTTGTCTTTGCCGCTATTCGTCGAATTGATACTCAAGCTCGTGTCTGTATGCTTCGCATTACTGCTTGTGATGAACGTAGTGCCCGTATGCAGTTTGTGCGTGATTATGTGCTGTCATTAGCTGCCCGCTTGCCTGTATCGGGAGGTGTCGCATGAGCCAGCCTATCCTCTCGACTCGTGATTTAGTGTGCCTTGAGCATATCCGCAATGCAGGGCGATTCATTAACGACAGTGTTGTCGAGCAAGGATCCCAGCAAATCCCCTCCCCGTTACAGCGTAGCCAGTTGGCCTCGCTCATTTTTCTTATGACTGAACAATTAGATGGCGTAGTGACTCGCTGCTACGACAATTGGATGAATGAAGAGGTCACGCCATGAAAGCACAATCTCCTAATGCCGCACTGCAACTGGCCTTAATTCGCCGCGCGGTGGCCTGCGCATGGTTAACGGCTTGCCATGGGCAACAACGCTATCCGCGCCTTACGCTCGTGCGCCTTGAGTCTTACATTGAAATGGAAATCGAGAACTTTTATCTGCGTCAATATGGTATTGAGCATGGCCAAGAAATTGCTTGTGCGTTCCTAAGTGACTTACTGGTAAAAACGCCTGTTAACGCCATACCGTGCCTGAGTTTTCTCGGCAATGTCGTGATGGATGAATTAAGCAGCCGCATAACCCCTGCACCAGTGACCATTCACTAAGGAGACGACAGATGAAAAACTTTGTATCGGAAACTGCAAGTGCGGCACGGGGAAACTGGGCACATGTTTTCCCCGCACTGGGTTTAAATCTAGTTAAAAATCGTCACGTTGCTTGCCCTCTCTGTGGAGGTAAAGACCGTTTTCGTTTTGATGATGAAGGTCAGCGCGGAACGTGGATTTGTAATCACTGTGGGGCTGGCGATGGGCTAGCGTTAGCCTCTAAATACCTGAGTGTGGATATTGCAGAAGCTGCACGTCGTGTCAGGGCGGTTATCGGGGATTGTGAAACTAATACTGTCACTGTCTCGACAACCCTTGCGGACACCAAAGCGCAGTTACAGGCGCACGCCGCGGCCGCGGCGCAAGATATTGTGAATAGTGCTATTGAGTCCGACAAGACCCGTTATTTAATACGTAAAGGCTGGCAATCAGTGGTCAGTTTAACACTGCGTAAACCTCAAAAAATCGCTCTGACTCAGTTCTGCCGAGGGGATTTGATTATCCCCATCCACAATATGAACGGTGAGTTAGTTAACGTGCAGTTGATTAACGCTGAAGGTGAAAAACGCACCTTAAAAGGCGGTCAAATTAAAGAAGCAAGCCACATCTTAGGTACAGATAAGCCACCTAAGCGAATTTGGCTGGCTGAGGGCTATGCAACGGCGTTGACCGTACACAAGCTCACAGGCGAACAAGTGTGGGTCGCGTTCTCGTCTGCCAACTTCCTTTCTCTGGCTAGCTGCATTAAAGAAAAACACCCAACCCTACCACTGATTATTGCCGCTGACAGAGACTTGAACGAAGTAGGACAGCAAAAAGCTCAGAAGGTGGCTGACGAGTACAACGCCATTCTGGCACTGCCACCGGTGTTTGGTGATTGGAATGATGCCTATATTGAGAATGGCACTGAGCATACGACACACGCATTGCGTCAGGCGATTCTCACTCAAAGGCAAAGCCCTTTTCAGGTGATGAGCTCGTCTGAGTTTTTAGCCATGAGTGTTGATGCTAAGGCCACAGCCATTGCAGAGCACTACCACAATAACCTTGCGATTGATGAAAGTGGTGAGATACTCAGCCGCTATGAAGGCGGTGCATGGAAAGTGATAACTGCAAATCAATTTGAACGGGATGTTGTGCAACTTTATCAGGCAATTGGCGCATCGTTCTCAGCAGGTAAAATCTCAGCATTGATTAGTACACTAAAGCTTATTCTACCCCAGCAAAAAGCACCTTCACGCCAACTAATAGGTTTCCTTAATGGTGTGCTTGATACTCAATCCGGTACTTTCAAGCCACATCGACGTCAAAACTGGTTACGTACGGTCAATAATGTTACCTATACCACTCCGTTACCAGAGGAGTCGATAGAAACTAACGCGCCTCATTTTTGGAAATGGTTAAACTTCGCTGCTGGGAATAACACAACTAAGCGCGATGTCATTTTAGCGTCTTTATTTATGGTACTCGCTAACCGCTATGATTGGCAATTATTCCTTGAGGTAACGGGACCAGGCGGAACGGGTAAAAGCCTGTTAAGTGAGATAGCCACCATGCTGGCAGGTAAGGACAACACCTTCTCAGCAAAAATCGAAAACTTGGAACTGTCACGTGAACGAGCTCCAATTGTAGGGCGTTCACTCATACTGTTACCTGACCAAGAGAAATGGTCGGGAGATGGTGCGGGAATTAAAGCGATAACAGGAGGTGATGCCGTTTCGGTTGACCCTAAATATAAAGATGCTTATTCCGCTCACATTCCGGCAGTTATCATTGCCAGTAATAATAATCCTATGCGATTTACAGATCGCAGCGGGGGTATTTCACGCCGTCGAGTGATATTGAATTTTGCCCAAATAATTCCCGCACGCGAGCGTGATCACCAGCTCGCTGATAAAATTCGTGAAGAGCTCCCTATCATCGTTCGCCAGCTTATGAAGCGTTTTGCTGATCCCAATCAAGCGAAAACCTTGTTACAGAATCACCAAAACTCACCAGAGGCGATAGGAATAAAGCGTGAAGCTGACCCAATGACTGATTTCTGCGGCTACCTCTTTTCGACACCGGAAGCAACAGGGCTTTATATGGGAAATGCGAGTATTAGACCGATACAGCCAAGACGTTACCTCTATCACGCTTACTTAACCTTTATAGAAGCGAATAACTTTCGTAATCCGTTGAGTATGAAAAGTTTCAGCCAAGCATTAGAGAGCATCTTACGTGAATATGGGGTTAAGTATGTCAGTCGACGGACAAAGAACGGCATACAGACAAATTTAGACCTGAAAGAAGAAAGTAATGGCGATTGGTTGCCGAAATGCGATGAACCCATGTTGTAGAATCCGAACCGGCGAAAGCCGGTTTTTTTTCATAATTATAAAAGTGTATATTCAAGATTCAAATATATAAATTCTGTTAGAAGGAGAATGAAGAATTATGTATAAAGCCTACATATTAAAACATAATAATGAAGAAACAATAGTAAGTACGTCTACTTTTAAAAAACTCATTACTGGTATAGAAAAGTCTAGAGATCTATGGCCGCCATTATACTGCGTATCCTGTAAACAGAATTGCTTCGTGAGTGGCTTGTTCACTGCCAGCGATTATCTTCCACGTTTTTCGCACAAACATGAGCCTGATAATCCTGAACTCTGCCCATTAAGCTCAAAAACAAAAAGATTTAAACCACTTTCAAGATTGGACTCAAATTTAGAAAGGGCGAAGCAAGTAAAGAAATCATTCTTTGAGTTCGAGAGTTTAAAAAAAGCTTACCTGATATGCAGAAAACTTAGAGGTGGTAAAGGTAAACTCACGCAAGATGAGTTCATTAAAATGGTCAAAGTCGCAGACAGCATTGGCATATGGGGTTATAGCTATATGTCTGAATGGGGAATTCCCCTACTACTAATGTTGATGTCTAATCATGAAACTCCTAACGGGGGATCTAGTTTTTTTTATGAACTAAGAAAAGATAGATCTGATATAAATGAAAATTGGTGGACACATAACGTCCGCCTCGAAGCGCATTGGGTCAGTGACGGTAAAAAAATTGTAGCAAGAAAAGATAAAAATCCATCTTTCTATCTCACCCTTCCTTTTGAAAAAAAAATTGGCGAGAATATACTTTCAAAAGAAAATCTAGCATGGTATGGCCAAGATAAACTGAAGATAATTTGGTCATTTTATGATAAGTACGGGACTGATGGTAATTTCTAAACGTTTAGGCTGGTCTAATTAGTCTAAGCAAAGTTTACATAAATACAGGGTGTAGAATGATTGTTTACTCTTCACCTCATCATTAACCCTTTAACGTAATGAAAAATATCATAAAAATCCCAATAGTGAACAGTGTGTAGGGTTTTTAGTAAAAAAACTAATTTTTTTATTTTATGCTTAGAAGACCCAGCTGATCAGTTCATACTTTCGCCCTTGATAAAAATAGATTGGTATACGTTTAGGTATACAATGAAAGTTGAATTCAAGAAAAAACACTTTAATAACAAAATACTGTAATATTAAATCAATTTCCGCCAGCCCTAAGAGCCTGCACGGCGCAAGCCCTGCGGGCTTTTTTTTGCCTGTAATCGTACGCGAAAATCCGGCTAAATCCGGTGATTACAATGTAAAGAAAAAGATAATTGATACAGTAAGATAAAGGGTGAACAGTTGAGGGTATAACTATTCACCGACAGTTCACCTTTTAGATTCTGACCTAGCGACTTCCTTATACTTTATTTCGATGAAAAAATAAAAATTTATAAATACAAGCAATCAGGAATAGGCCGTTGATTTGCCAAAAAACGACCAACGCTTTCCGCTGTATAAAAATCGTTCTCTTTTGTGGTATTGCACGACAAAATCACTTGCTGCCTGAAAGAAAATATTCACAAAATAGAGAGCAACCCGACTCCGGACGGACACAATCGGTACTGTATGGACTTTATGAGGTAGCCTAATGCACACTGCTTTTTATGCATTAGGATAAAAAGCGTAAAACCCCGCCATTAGTGGGGGGTTAAGCAGATACAACGCTAGCCGTTTTCTATGCACTTTTATGCAGCCTAGTCATGCACATTGTCTGCACTGCTTTTCCTGACATCTTTAAGTAAGAATAGCAACATTGTAACTGTGACAAATGTGCTTACCTATTTCTTTTCCCGCGCAGGGAATAGGGCTCTTAAATGGAACTATATTTCCAGACTGATATATACCAAGGGGTAAAATGCTGCCTTTCGCTTCCCAAAAGGGATCAATTGTCACCTTGTTAATTAGTCTTGAGCCTCTGCATAAGATACAGGTATGTTATGTTTTTTCACATATCTTAACTCTGAAAAGGTAATAGGTTCAAATATATTGCCCAGTCCAGAGAAATTATCTGTTCCCCGCCATTTATCCTGATTTGTAACATTAATCAATAAATCTGTAACTGACTTTGGCTTTATAAAAACCAAATCCAGCTTCGGTTCTTCTGATGAAGATATGAATTTTAAACCTAGCTTTGATAATTTTCTAATAATAGATGAAATAATAGAGCTTTTAAATATTTCGCTGCCGAGATTTGGTTTACGGCTAAGGGAATCAAGAGCATCAAACCCTTTTTCATCACTTTCTAAAAAGGCGTGATATATTGACTCCATGACTACATTAATAAGAGGGTCTGATTCTATCTTCTGGGCAAGCAACTCAGACATGCTTGGGTTCCCTTCTAATAACTTATTATTTTTTTTTATAAAATCAAAAAAAGCAGTCTGAGATTTTTGGGATCTTCTATTTAATGATCCACTAATCGATAATTCATCAGAATGGTGACTTATAAAGTCAATCCATTCTTCTGCGATCTTCTTAAGATCGTTTCCTTCTATTTTGGTTTGAGTGATATATGTCTTTAATTCATTATCAGATATGCTAAAGCTTTTAGATGAAAGATCATGAATGAATTTTCTAGGGGATGCGCATAATCCTTCACAATAAATACCGGAAATTCTATTTAAATCATCTAATGATAAGGAGCCAATGTTATTTTTATTAAACTTACATATATCATCTGTAAATCCATATACTAACTTTATACGATCTACTATGTTTTTTTTAGCATCTGAAATATTAGGCTTTTCATTTTTTATTAAATGAATCGAAGTCGAAGTCGAAGAAACTGGAGATAAAGGCATAGTATTTTCCTTTTTTAAAAAATTAAAAGCATACACCTTCTAAAAAATAATAATATAAAAAAACGATAAAAATGGCGTGATTAATTTTAATTAAAAACATCACCTCCCGCCATTAGCGGGGGATGAGCAGATACAATGCTTACCGTTTTCTATGCACTTTTATACAGCCTAGTCATGCATATTGTCTACGCAGCTTTTCCTGACATTTTTAAGCAAGGACAGCAACATTGTAACTGTGACAAATGTGCTTACCTACTTCCATTCCCGCAAAATGAATAGCTTTATTAAATGGAACTACACTTTAATACTGATATTCCAAGGGGTAAAATGCTGCCTTTCGCTTCCATACAAGGATCAATTGTCACCTTGTTAATTAGTCTTGCGCCTCTGCATAAGATACTGGTAGGTTATGTTTCTTCACATATCTTAACTCTGAAAAGGTAATAGGTTCAAATATATTCCCCAGTCCAAAGAAATTATCTGTTCCTCTCCATTTATCCTGATTTGTAACATTAACCAATGAATCTGTAATTGACTTTGGCTTTATAAAAACCAAATCCAACTTCCTTTCTTCTGACGAAAAGATGAATTTTAAACCTAACTTTGATAATTTCCTAATAATAGAAAAAACAATAGAACTATTAAATATTTCGCTGCCGAGATTTGGTTTACGGCTAAGAGAATCAATAGCATCAAACCCTTTTTCATCACTTTCTAAAAATGCGTGATATATTGATTTCATTGCTAAATTAACAAGAGGGTCTGATTCTATATTCAGGGTAAGAAACTCAGACATGCTAGGATCCCCTTTAAATAAAGCATTATTTTTTTTATAAAGTCAAAAAAAGCAGTCTGAGATTTTTTGGCTCTTCTATTTAATGAACCACTAATCGATAATTCATCAGAATGGTGACTTATAAATTCAATCCATTCCTCTGCGATCTTCTTAATATCATTTTCTTCTATTTTGGTTTTAGTGCTATATGCCTTTAATTCATCATCAGATATACTAATATTTTTAGATGAAAGATCATGGAAGATTTTTCTCGTGGATGCGTATAACAGTTCATTATTAATACCAGAAATTATATTTAAATCATCTAATGATAAAGCACCAGTATTATTTTTATTAAATTTACATATATCATCTGTAAACCCATATACTATCTTTATACGATCCGCTATGTTTTTTTTAGTATCTGAAGCATTAGGCTTTTCATTTTTTATTAAATGAATCGAAGTCGAAGTCGAAGTCGAAGAAACTGGAGATAAAGGCATAATATTCTCCTTTTTAAAAAAAATAAAAGCATACACCTTCTAAAAAATAATAATATAAAAAAACGATAAAAATGGCTTGATTAATTTTAATTAAAAACATCACCTTCCGCCATTAGCGGGGGGTGAGCAGATACAATGCTTGCCGTTTTCTATGCACTTTTATACAGCCTAGTCATGCATATTGTCTACGCAGCTTTTCCTGACATCTTTAACTAAGGATAGCAACATTGTGGATGTGACAATATGTGCTTGCCTATTTCTTTTCACGTGAAGGGAATAGGGTTATTAAATGGTGTCACATTTCCAGACTGATATATGCTAAGGTTGAAAATAATTCATTCAGTTGTGAAACGGTGCAGCCTTTTATTTCAATACAAGGTTCAGGGATATCAAAAATTAATGATGTGGGGTGAGGAATTGAGAGACAACGATAAATGATGGTAGAAGAAGAGATTGAGCAAAGAGTCGATGAACTTGTGCGTCCTTATGCTGGCACTTATCTGTTCAACTTAAAGAAAGTTGAGCTCACACCTGCAACTGATTTAGATACAGATCTAAGCATTGATGAGCTTGAAGTAGAAGATCCGATGAATGACTTTTTCAAGAAGTTCGATGTCACACGGGATAATTTCAAACTTCAAACTTCAAACTTCAAACTTACTATCCACTGAACCTTTCTCATTGAAACCATTTAATAAGAACACACCCATACCTGTCCCTGATTTCACTATCGGCATGCTGATCGAATCAGCAAAGGCCAGACGCTGATTATATGACTAAAAAACAATAAGATTTAAAATAGCTTATATGAATTCTCACACTATGAATCGTGATGTATCCAACTAAGTAACGGCTGATGTCAGGATAATTATCTATCGAACTCCACCAAACACTGTCCGCTCACCTCATCGAAAACGGTGAACTGACAAATACGGTTATTGCTTAATAACCCGCCTCTCGGCGTTTTTTTTGTTTACAGGACAAGAGATTACTCGCACAAATAAGTCATCTCAAGACGATCCTTTTCAACAACATCTAATCATTGATATCACGCTTAGCAATCAGATAGCTGTTTACGCTACCCATCGAGCATTCCTCGTTCGAAGCATCGCTTGTCGTAATTACCTCATATGATTGGCCGCTTTTGTCATAAAAAGTGAAGCGATACACCTGAGTGTACAGATCCTTTCCTTTCTTCTCTGATGCCAGTAATGCATACTTCGTTTTTGACTCATCCAGGTGAGTAATAGCAACAATTCCTGAGTTTTTCATCCAGCCTTCGGTCATGCTCATAGGCCAAGAATGGCAATCAGGACCATTTGATTTCGCTAATACGAAACCTGGAAGCAGCACTATTGCAAAAAGCGCATTCGCTTTCTTCATCGCACAACCTCAACTTGTTTATCTCCGCTGTTCCATATCTGCTGCTTAATAGGCAATGGCAGAATGATACAACCATTTGAAGCCTCTCCGGGATGCTTCACGCTGTCACCGTGAATTAGAAAACCAGAGCGACCAAACATATTATTTCTAGAATCAGGCTGTAACCTGATAGGGTATCCGCCTGTATGAGAATGATGGAATGGATGCCCTGTAGTTACACATTTCCCTCTTGGTAATGAGCCAATTTATCATCCCCAATACCAGAGTGATCCCTGTGATATTAGACTAAGATCGACTTGGATCCAAGGCTGCAATCTCAATCAGGTTTGACAAACCTCATCAACAAATATCATCGTGATGGCTTTAGCACATTGACCATGACAGCAAACCGAACCGAATCAATGTCAGCGCAACAAATCAGCATCACGATCAGCAGAAACCTCAATATCGCGCTATGCACGGCATCAGCAACTTGCTAGCATGACCGCTAATTTCATACGACATATTGATCGTGTTGATAGCCAGTAATACACATGAATGAGGTGAATGATGGACAAAACACTTAACTATCTTTTTGATCCCCTGTGTGGTTGGTGCTACGGCGCGGCAGGTGCTTTATCGACCCTCATCAGGGATACCAACGTGGAACTAAAATTAATTCCCACCGGACTTTTTTACGGGGAAGGTTCACGTGATATGGATGAACATTTTGCAAACTATGCGTGGCAGAATGATCAGCGGATTTTCCATCTCACTGGACAGCAGTTTAGTCAGCATTATCGAGAGCAGGTGCTTAACTCGAGGGCTCAACGTTTCGATAGCACGCCAGCGACGATCGCCCTGACAGCGGTCAATTTGACAGCGCCTCAACGAGAATATGACATGCTAATGGCGTTTCAGATCGCCCGTTATATTGACGGATTAGATATTACCAGTTTTGATCTGCTGTGCGACATTCTGATCCAGCATGGCCTTACCGAAGCAAGTCAATGTTTGGCGGCCAATGATCTGTCCCTACAAGCGGCAACCACCGCACGTATCGCGGAAGGACAACACTTACTCGCAGCTGCCAATGCGCGTGGCGTCCCAACATTTATACTGGAAGAGACCTCAGGTTTGCGTTTATTACAGGCCAGTACCCTTTTTTCTAGCCCTGAAGACTTTGCCCGTGAATTAACACTAAAATCGGGTCAGGCCGCCGAGAAATTGCAGTGATCGGGTCTGTGGCTGGTGCGGGTTTATTATGGCCGCCATGATTGTTCACGCCCCGTTGTTAATCAGTTAAAATTTGTCGTCATGCTCAGGCTGCTGCCCTTGTTTGCCGTTTTGCTGCCATGACACCTTCGCCGGTTTCTCTGCCAGGACATCGATTGTGCTTAACCGCCCAGAGTCAAACAACCAATGATTGACATGCCTTTCAATGGCGTAGACGTCGGTGATATTGCAACAACACGTAACGTCCATAGGCATATCGTCACGGCACAGTCAGCCTGATTGTCATCTTCTCTGAAAGGTCAATCAGAGGAGATGCTGTGATTTTTCATGCTCCCCCCTACCTAATAGGCGCGTATTTTAAATCTTAACGAGCAAGGAACAACAATAGGCAAATCGACATATAAAAAAGAGAGTAATACTATTAGCGTTATCAGTCTATTCAGGCAGGAAGATCATTCTCCCCTTCTTGCCCTTCTCTCTGATTAATTAAACTCGCTGACAGAAATGAATCATCCTAACATTTTTAATACTATTCTCATTAAGAATGAAATGACGGGCGAAAATGAATGTATCCCTCGATTAAAAAAGGATAGTTGATTTATTAAGAGGATTAGCAGAAAAAAAGATAAAGGCAACACGAAATGGCGATTGTTATTGAGTACAGAAAAGATCAGTCTAATACACTAATGTGGTGAGCGTTCTTTTGAACCAATAAGAAAAAGTGAAAATACCGATTCCGATTGCAAGATCATACAATATAAAAACTTATTTTTGGATATACCAGTGAGGTAAAAATAAAAAATCAGGGCACCCGATCGATGCCCGAGATAAATCAACTAATTAAAATTTAAATATTGCATCTTATTTTTATTTTTACTACTCTAAAAAGTCAATCATCATCTGAGTTAAACGATGTGATGAGCCATCATGGATAACACAGTTATCGCCTTTTAGAGAGTGATTACTAATATAATTTAAGCTAATATAACAATACCTAAACATTAGCCTGTTTTTGTTTTATTTGTGTTGGGTGTTTTGGTGCCTTAATGATTTCGCCCGGTATTGCTATAAATCGAACGACGGTTTCATGGGTAATAAAAGTACATCCACAATTAATATTACGACATTGACAATACCGCTCTTTGGTACTCTCTGTCACCTTAAAACTACTACGAGTATGTGAGACATGGCCACACTTCGGACAGTTCATCATAATCCGTTTCCTCCACATGAATACTGTTTAATTTCTTCGATGGAAGGATCATATAACAAATTTCACTATTAAAAACTGATCATCTTAACTCAGGAATTGGACTTTTTGGTTCGAGACTCAGGCTGGTTGTAAATCCTTCTGAAACAGTGACAGTGTGGGTTAATCGGGATATGATCCACTCCACGTGATCTATCTCTGCCTTGATCCCACTGACCTTAACCGGCATTTCTGCAAATAAATCTGCTCGCCCCCTCGCCAAGGTCATACTCAGGCTGGCTACGCCTTTCTGGATTTGTTGCCATTGCGCCATCGCCGCTTGTTGAGCCTGCTCTTTCGTCGCGTAGGTCTGGTTAAGCATCAATACTTTTTCACTGCTGCTGCCCGCCAATAGATCCGGTATCGGGGTTTTGTTCGCAGCAACCGCCTCCACTCGATTTTTGTTTGCTGGCTGACGCGTATCCAGCCATTTGGCACTGACGCCAGTATAATGGTCGCGATCTTCAATACTGAAGTGGATCCGATCACCGGATTGTGGCGTCAGAACTAACTGCGCTAAAGGTTGGCCACTGGCCGTTTGTGCTTTATCTTGCTGAATAAACAACAGATAGCCATTTTTGACCGAGGTGATCGCCCCATATAAGCGAGCTAAGCGAGTCAGAAAACTGCTGTCCGATTCACCCGTTTGATCCATGTGGGCGATTTTGATTTTACTGATGTCATTCCCCACGGAGGCGGTCAAATTATTCAAGGTCGCGATGGTGGTGACGATTTCGCCCACGGTCGTCTCATGCCACGATTTTTCTTTGCGCGCACTTAAGCTATCGCGAAAATCTGCACTGCTGCCACTGATCGTCACCACACCCGGATACCCACTGTATTCCAGTTGATCAACGGTAAATTCACCAATCACCAAGAGATCACTGTCACTCCACCCTAAGGCGATTTGTAAGATCACGCCGCGAGCCGGTAACGCCAAGGCACCGTCCGCGTCATCCAAGGTCAGACTCATGGTGTCCGCCAAAAAACCTCGGTTATCAGTCACACTGATGCTCATGATCCTTTCAGCAAAAACTTGAGTCAGATCTTTGACGTCTGGAGATTTATCTTTAAGCAGGATCATAAAGTCAGGGACCGCGGTTACAATCCCTGTCGGCACCGAAACACTCATCCAAGCAGCCCTCCTTTTAGTTTACTGACCGCTGAACGCGCATCAGACCAATAATTTTCAGCTTGGCTAGCCAAATCACCAAACATCTCCCATAAGGATCCATCAACCCGCTTGAGTGATAGGGTGAATGTGATACTGCGTGGTGACCCATCAGCAAAGAAATCACTTTTCGTTTGCTGCAAACTCTCAATGACAAACATGCCATATATCATCCCGGTTCCCTCAATTAATGGCCATGCCCTCCCTTGCTCAGCCATCAATTCCAAGGCCGTCAGTGACAATAGTCCCCCTGTAATTTCGGGTAACAATGTGCCCGAAAGCGTAATGGTGTCGTTATCTGGGCCAATAAATTGCGTTGAGGGTCGCCGGTTGAAACGATTATTGGCGACATGCCGCCATTGGCGCTTTACATCCAATTTTTCATACGGCAGTGTCCGTACAACAAATACATATAATCCTAACGTCATGAGCATAGGTCGTAGCCTCCCCGATCACTGTAACTGCTTCGCGTATTTGCCAAGTTGGCTCGCTGGTGTTGTTCCAATGCTTTTTTAACCTCTTGAGCGATTTGCTGAGGATCTTGATGAGGTTGTGCATAGACATTGATACTGGTATTCATTACCGGTTTGAATACCATGCCTTGCCCACCGCCCATCGCCGCAAGGGCTAACGGCTGACCTGCTGCAAGCGGGACACTTTTCGGGTGCCGATCCGTCGTCGCTTTTTCCTCGTCTTGTCCACTCACCCAATGACTCGGTTTTAAAAAATCGGGGATCAGTTTCATTAAGCTGGCAATTCGCTGTTTTAATGCTTGCCATTTATCCGTAATACCACTGATCAAGTTTTTGATAAAAGTTTGCCCTACTTCCTTAAACTTACCTGCTAAATCAGTGACTTTTAACCATATTTTACTTATTTGAGCACTGAAGGTTTCCCATAACTTTTTAAATTTAGGCCCTAAGGTGTCCCAATTTTTCCAGATTAATATTGCCCCCACCGCGATGGCGGCAATTATGGCCAATATGGGATTGGCTAGCATCATTTCTCCAGCGACCATCACCACCCGCCCCAATAACATGAATGCTCGACTGATCACACTGCCCGCCGTTCGAGCGCCACTCGCTAACAGACTAAAGCCTCGAGCTGATAAGCGGGCAACCCGACTGATAACTTGGCTTATTGAGGTAAATCCCTTGCGGATCCCATCCGCAATTTGTCCAATGTGATTTTTCAAGGTGTTCAGGCTATTAATCACGTGACCAATCCCTTGACTCAGCACACTCAATACTTTTGCGGCAACACCAAACAGTGCAAATCCCTCTGCCACTGATTTAGATAGCTGGGGATGCTCTCGTAAACTGCTGGTGATCCCGTGTAATACATCCGAGACTTTTTGTAATACCGCAAGGTAAATCGGCAAAATATCTTTGCCCATTTGTTGATACAGATCATTGATCCGGTTCTGCATGATAAGCTGCTGCCCAGGCAAGCTCTGTTGACCCGCATCATTGAGTTGAGCAGTCCCAGCGCTGGCCTGTCCCCGTGTGACTTGCTGCTGAATAGCTTCACGTTGACGATACATCTCAACAAATAATGACTGACTGCTTGGTGTCGAAAAGAGTCGACTGATCGCCTGCTCTATCCCTTTGTCATTGACACCTGGCTGCGATTGTTGAATTCGAGGAAGAATTTCTGTCATCAGATAGTGAAAAGGATCGGCTTGGTAAAGCTGGCGGTTAACTAAGCCACCTTCATGGCCTTTGCCTTGTTGTTGACGGTCAACTAACCCTAATTGCTGACGCGCACGCATCGCCTCCGCACTGCTCTGGCCTTGATAAATATCACGATAAGCCCCCTCCAATGCACTGCCCGTCTGTTTAGCCCCATTTTGTTGCATAAATCCAGACAAAGAGAAATAGAATGCCTGATCACTCATTTTACGCGTCGCCTCCCCCCCAGCCTGCGCGAGTGCGAGGTAATCTTTCGGCATCCCTTGACCATGACTGGCAACGATCGCCTGCATGTTACGACTGATCGCTTGTTGCAGTAATTGCGTATCCTGCAGTGTTTCTCGCAATTGTGCGATTTCCAACAATTGTGGGATTTGTTGACGCAATGTGGCCTGACTGTCCTCCGGCAAATTGAGGGCGCGACTGGCAAATTTCACTTGTCCTAATAACGGAGCAACCGCTAACGATTGTTTAAAGTCGTGCAGTACCGAGAGTGCTTGGTTGAGGCTATCCAAATTATCCGCTGCACTGTTTCCCGTGATATCTTGACCTTGTGCAAAACGATCGGCACTCATTAATTGCTGCTGAGTGATCCCTTGATTTATCAAGATCTGCTTTTGTTTATCATAATCTGCCGCGTTGTTTATCGCATGATTCACTTGACCAAGAACCCCATCAGCTACCCCACTCAGTGTTTCATGAGCCTGATTCAACCGCTCAGCAAGGGCGGGACGCTCAGATTGGACTTGCTTTAATTCCTGCAACTGTTTTTGCTGTCGCAGCAGTGATTGTGTGCTGTGATCCGTCTGTCGCCTCAAGGTCTCTTGTCCCTCCGCCAGTAATCGGGTATCAATGCCTGTATCACGTAGCGACTGCCGTTGTGCTGCCAAGTGTTGGCTCAACGCCGTGTAGGCCTGCTGCAGAGATTGTAAGTGAGCCACCGCCTGTTGCAGTTGATGATTATCCGCGTTCAACGGTTGCTGTAATGCATTCATTTTGACCGTCAGTTGTTCAAGCTCATGTTGCGCTTCAAGCAATGTCTGGCTCATTGCTTTTAATTGCTGTTGGCTTGCTCGGAAAGCCGTTAGCTGATTAATGGTCTCATTCAATTGTCCCGCCTGACGAGAAAGATCATTAAGATCTCTTACCAGTGACTGAGTGCGACGACTGGCATCATTGAATGTGCTAGGCAGTTTATCTGCTGCCTCTAAGACCTCCTGCAACCGCAAATTATTGTCACTCATCAGTGATACCACTCCGTTTAATTGCTTTGTCCCGCCAGTCCAGTAATTCTGTCAGCGACATGTCGGTATAGACCGAAGGAGGCCAATGAAAGATGGCGGCAATGTCAGCCATTAATTCATTTACTGTCAGTTCGTCGGGGAATCGATAAGCGCCGACTTCGGTAACAAAAAACTGACCACCTCAACAGACAAACTCAACAGATCAGCAGGATCTAATGCATTGATCTCATGAGGTTGTAACGATGGCTGCGTGACACGGGGCAATAGCGTCATCAAGCAGTTGACATCCATATCCATCAAAGCCTGTAAGCGGATCCCCCGTAAGGTCCCGGCTTGGGGTTTAGTAATAGTGACACTGGTGATTTGTTCTGCACCCCGGTTGACCGGTGTATCCAATGTAATGGTTTTCGGTTGATCGGCGCTCTGCATTGCTGGTGTAGTGTTCATAATTGCGTTTCCTGTGTTCCCAGTTAATCTCAGCGGGATAGCGTACCCACCCCGCGATCCTCATTAATTACAAACCGATTGCTTTACGATGCGCTGCTAAACGATCAACGCCAGCGACTTTTTCAATCATATTCAATACATCAACTTCATAAACCACTTCACCGCCAATCGTCAGTTTGGCATAGGTGTTAGTGCAGCTGACTTTGGTTGTATTGACATCAGCCGGTTTCCAAGTTCCAGAGTCAATGCTTTTAAAGCGTCCATGTAATACCAGCTCGACTGCCTGTGTTTCACCGGTATCATCACGCTCCAAACTGCCCAGAAATCGCATCTGAATGCCATCCGCTTTCGCCGTGCTCAGATAACTAAACAGAGAGCCCTCAGTCCCATTAATCGTGAACTCGGTATCTAAAGCGCCATCATCCAAACCCATATCAATGTCAACCGCACCAGGCATGCCACCACCACGGTATTTTTGAAATTTACGGCTAAATTTAGGTAAAGTGATGGACTCAACGACCCCCATCCAGCTATTCGCATCAACAAAGAGGTTTAAATTTTTAAGTCTACGAGGTAAGGCCATGATCTCTCCTTAAGAAGCAACCTGGCTTGAAAAATCAGCCAGATAACGGTCTGTAATGCGCTGACGCAACATCAGATTTTCCAGTGGTGGCACTGGCGTATATTCATAATCAATGGTCAACTTGCCTGATTTCAATGTTTCAGCATCGTTGACGGTTTCATCCAACCAACAATCCGCACCCAGTAAATATCCCTGGCTGACCAGATTGCGCAATTTGGCACGGATCCCTTCAATAATGTCTCTGGCCAATGAGGGGGTAAGGGGTTTATCAATCGCCCACATATGGCCTTCTGCCATGGTATCTGCCAGGACTTGCGCTGTGCGGGTATAACTTTCAAAAGCAAACTGACTGTCATCACTTAAGCAGCGTGAACCCCAAAAACGGAAGCCATCGCTACGGATCAGTGTGGTGACGTCATTTTTATTTAATAAACCCGCATCCGTAGCCGGATCTTGCAGATCCCAAAAGATATCGGCACTGATGCCCGTGACACCATTAACGCCCACATTGGATAAGGATTTATGCCAGCCTGTTTGTTCGTCAATTTTTGCTCTTAAACCCAAGGCATAAGCGGTCGAATAGACAGGGGACGATTGATGACTTGCGGTATCAAAAGAGAGGAAATCAGGCCAAATCAGCATACCTTCACGTTGATTAAAATTGCCACGATAGGCAATCGCCTGCTGAACGGTTTTACACTGCCACGCTGAAATATAAGCAAAGGCACGGAGACTTTGTGCAATACTTAATAATTCTGCTGCCACAGCCGCATTATCATGACCAGGGACACCCAAGATCCGAGGCTTCACCCCCAACTGAGATTGGGCGGCTAAGAGCGCTTTCATCCCCGTTTTCTTGCCTTCGTCCGTCACGGTACCAATGATGTTGGCCGTGGTGTCTTCTTCTGTGTTGCCTTCAGCGACGCGCACGACCACAACGACAGGCTTCGCCTGTGCCGCAATGGCAGTCAATGATTTTTTCAGTGTGCCTGTACTGCCTGCTTGACCCGTGGCAGTTAATACATCGGTCAGTAAAACGGGTGTATTGAGAGGAAATGCCGTTGTATCAGCATCATCGGCGGTACATACCATGCCAATAATCGCGGTACTAACCGTACTGATTGTGCGTGTACCATCGCTGATTTCCTCAACGCGTACACCATGATGATAATCCTGCGCCATACTGCAGTTCTCCAGTTAATAAGTTGGGGCTTATATTCGGGTATATAAACAGGTTTATCACTGGATAGGGTTTGTACCAGCACTGACACAGACCAACTGTACGATTTAATCTCTTTTTTTCTTATACTGAGGGCGGTTTGTCGGTATTGACCGGAAAGTAGCGATACAGTGTCGATAGGCCAATATTGTAGATCACCGCCAATTGCTGGCGACGGTAGCCCTTTTGTAATAAACGGTCGATTTGCTGGTATTGATAGCGTGTTAATGCCTTTGGCCGGCCACCTATTCGTCCCTGTGCCCTTGCGGCAGCGAGGCCAGCCACTGTCCGTTCAACAATCAGTTCTCTCTCCATTTCAGAGAGGGCTGACATAATATGAAAAAAGAAACGTCCCATCGCAGTGCTGGTATCAATGCTATCAGTCAAAGAACGGAAGTGGATCCCGCGCTCATGCAGTTGTGAAATAAGTGCAATCAAATTTTTGACACTGCGCCCCAGCCTATCGAGTTTCCATACCACCAAGGTATCACCGTGTTGTAAGGATTTTAATGCCCGTTTTAAGCCCGGACGGCTAGCAATTTTACCACTGATCCTATCTTCAAAAATCTGCTCACACTTTATGCTCATTAAGGCTTGCCGCTGTAAATCACTGTTTTGGTCATTTGTTGATACACGGATATAACCAATAATTGCCATTTTCTCACCTTCTTTGCACAATCAAAACCGCCATTGTTGCAGATCCACAACCCATTCGCTGTTCTTAATAACCTTGGTTTAGGAGAAGCCGCAAAACGTGAAGTGGGAACAGCAGACAAACAACTGCCGGACATGTCGAATTTTCCTTTTTTCCACAACGGACAAAGTGGTTGGTCGATGCTGCCAAATGGCATGCTTCGACAATTTGGAACACTTACGTTGACTCCAGTTGGTGAGTTCAACAAACAAACATTAGGTGGTGTAGATTTCTATACGCACTATTACCGTATCGCATTCCCGAGGCAGTATCCAAATGCGCAAGTCGCAACGTTGGCTACGCTTGCAAGCACAGGATTTAATACTCAGATATCCATGGCAGGTCGATATATATCTGTTCACCGTGATACCGATACAGGGAATGATGTTTCAAAAACGCGTTTCACCGTTGCCTACACAACATTTGTGTTGCATGAAGCACCAACTATTCACTTTGAATCTAACGGGTACTGATATGTCAAATATTTACTTTAGCCCTAAAAATATGGGCTTTTATGTGCAAGAAAATGAGTTACCTTCAGATGCACTAAAAGTGTCCGCTCGTACTGAGGAATTTTTAAGGCGAGCGATTATTTGGGGCGCATCAGAATTCGAGTTTTCGGAAAAGCAAATCTCTGTTACATATCCAGAATATTTGAAGGAATATGTCACAGAGCATCATGCGCCTTTTATATTTGAGAAGGATAATAAAAGCTGATTTAATATGTGGCTTTTATGTCCATCTGCTGCATCGGCCATTGATAATTGATTTAGGAGGATAAATAACATTGCGATATGCTCTGGCTATTATCTATATCACTGGAGCATATTTTAACTGGTTTTTAATCATAATAGAGTTAAATAATATACCCTTCCATCTATAGGATCCTTAACTATCTGGGTGTAATCGTCGCTCACTTCCGGTTAACCCTTGGGGGGGAACTAATGCAATGTTATCTGTCTGACACACTCTACATTAGAATTATGATCATATTTCCCACTTCGAAAATATAATCTATTATTATATTTCAGGTACTGAAGTAGGGTATATCGACATATGGAACCTTATCAATCCAATTGAAAATTAGAAATTCTATAGATACAATCCACGAATTTTATTAAAGCTGATAACTGCTCGGGTAATAATAGATGATAACCCGAGCATATCGTTTTGTTATACAATGATCGCATTCGGTCAAATAATGAGTAAGAGACTGAATTTGATATAGGCTAACCTCAACACACAGGGTGCACAAAATAAATCCACAATCATTGATTATCAATCAGTAAGAAATTATCACCTTAAAAACAGAGGTTGAAATAGTTTTTATACTGCCCTAACGATATAATTAAATGCAATATTTCTAGGTCTATTTTCATTTGCTACCGGTACCTCTTTCGAGGTATCTAAACGATATATCAGCTCTTCGTAGACACAATGCGGATCAACATTTGTACTATTAACAGGCTCCCGCCCTGAATTTGTTACAGGGAACCAACCATTTGAAGTAATTGCCAGTGAACGGTTACTGCAATCTCCACGTGCACTGTTAGAGCTTAATATTGGCGGCGTTTCTCCAGTTAGATTTCTTATCGCATCTCCCTGAGCTGATAAAAGACTCCGCCCTGCATCGACGCCTCGACCATCATCCCATCCGCGGATAAATTCGCCACGTAAATCCGGTAATTTTAGTGATGGATAAACCTGTGCTAATTTCGGATATTGTGTGGCGGTAAAGGCGGCGCCATTGCATTTGAGCCATCCCTCTGGCGGGATTGATGATGGCCAAGGGATCGGTGCCCCAACCGGTAACGCAGAGCCTTCTCCTAAACCAAGGTTATTAAGAAAGGCCGTCACATTGGCAATATCCGCCCCGTTACTGGCAATCGATAATTTGCCATCCAAGGCGTGGTTAATACCGCTAAGGGCAGTTTCAACATAATCATGGGTTGCCAATGAGAGAGAAGGATCGACTTTTAATATAATGGCTGCCGTGCTGCTTACCACCAAGACCATCCTGATGGTCTGGATCCGACCACTGCCTTCCTGCAAGAGAGGCTTATAACTTTCTGGGCAATTGGCCACCGCAACCAAAGTGCCGTCCTCAGCAAATAGTCCGATTTCTCGGATCCAAAAGCCACCCACATTCTCAGCAATGACTTGCTCAGCAATAATCTGATTGCTGTTATCTGGATCGACACTTAACCGATTAATCACCGAACGGTATTGGGGGTTAATCAAAGCTGTTTGCGTAGCATCGGGGGTCGTGGGTTTGCCGTTACCATCACCAACCGCCATATGAGTCAAAGTGACAACGGTATGAGATGCCGTTGCGTTAGCCAATAGGGCTGCGCCTTGCTCAGTTAAAATCGCATAATATTGTATTGCCATCGACTTAAATTCCTTCAGTTCAGTTAGATGCAAATGACGGTAAATTGCGGAATAAAATGGCTCTGTCGCAAAATTCATCGGGTACCGCCCTCCCTGCTGCCACCTTGCCAGACGTGAATTTTCTCTGGCCTGCGCAAACGCCAGCTAAATGCACTCACACAGGTAAATCATCAGATAATGATCCTGCTATCCCCTGAGAATATGAGGGCATGAGGGACAAATCAGCCTGTGTTTGTGGATAGATGGTGACGGTTTCATACTGATAACAACAGGGTGCCGGATATAAGGTTAATGCAGTATCGATTTGCTGAGATAAATATGGATAAACAGTCAGGGTATCCGCATCGTAATAACCCACACCGTCATAAATTTGCCCCTTTCCGCCCAAACTGATACTCAGTTGTTGCAACTGACGACTGACTGGCCGTGCGTCATCAATCAAACGCTCCATCTCCAGATACATGTCTTCGGTGATGCCCGTCTCTTTCACGCCCACTTCTAATCGAAAGGTGCCAGGCGTGGCTCCCGTCTGCCACCACTCCTCAACTTTTATCAGCAATCCCAAGGGTTCAATCACCTGCCGCAACGCGCTGATCGTGCCCTTATGCTGATGAACAAAAAAAGCGTTACTGATCACATTGCGTCGAGTCGCTTCCTGCCATAAAGGATCCCACCGATCAACCGACATCGCCCATGCTAAATAAGGCAGTAACGTGGCGGGACACCGTTTAGGATCGTTTAATTCGCGTAAGGGTAAATTGATGTCACCCAACGCACTGCAACTTTCTGCCAGTTTTTTTTCTAGCGATGAGGACGCCGGGGGCAGTAAACTATTCATCTGTGCCCCCACTCTTCACTGCCCATTGCTCACACCAAGCCGCTTGGGTTTTGTCCAGTACCACATCCGTCGCAGGCTGCTGTAATTCCACCCGTTGTACACCTTCAACATGTAAGGCAGCAAAAATGGCACTGCGCCGAATATCACGTCCCAATCGACTTTGTGCACTGATGTATCGCTGTAAACTGGCTTTCGCCGCAGCAATAATCGGCTCGGCTTCTGGGCCTGGATAGAAATAGAGCAGTGCGTCGATTTGATAAGGAACAATCACCGCCGACTGAACCTTCACCCGATCTGCCACCGGCCTGACTGACTCACCATTCAGCGCCTGCCTGACTCGGGTCAATAATTCCTCTGCCGCCTGCCCATCACCTTCTCGACTTAATACACTGATCAATACCTCGGCCGGAGCCAAACTGATCGCACTGACATCAGCCACCCGTCCATCTGCACTTTTAGCATGAAATTCATAGGCAGCTTGAGGGCCAGCAACACTCATTCCTTCCAGTGCCGCAGGAATGCGTAAACGCAACGCATCATCACTTTCCATGACCGCGGCGCTAGGCGGTATGCTACTGTTATCACCTGGCGAAATTGTCAGCCTTTTTACATTATAATTGGCAGCCAGTTGATCCAAATCACTGCCCTTTGCATAGGCGACCATCATGGCCAATGCGGCCTCGTTGATCCGTTGACGCAGCAATAACTCACGATAGACGTTTTCCTGTAATAACTTCACAATCGGCTCGGACTCCAAGGTCAACGTGCGTTGCATTGCCGCTTGCTGATCCGCCGGATACAAGTTGATAAAGGCATCTTTACGCACAGCCAATAAGGTTTCAAAGTCCAGCGCTTCAACCACCTGAGGTGCAGGTAACTGTGAGAGATCAATAACCGCCATTTGGCACTCCTGTTGTGACTGTAAATGAGAGCGGCTGTCCATTATCACGCTGACCAACAAGCTCAACCACCATCGTCCCGTTCGCCTCGCGGGTTATCTGCATTGAATTCAGTAACAATCGAGGTTCCCATCGGGTTAAGGCCATATATACCGCTGACATGATCTGCAATTTCAGCGCGGGATCCTGAGGCCTATCAATCAAGCTGGCTAACAGAGAGCCATATTCCCTTCGTGCTAAACGACTGCCCAAAGGCGTTAATAAAATATCACGGACAGATTGGCGTAGATGTTCGATATCGCTGACAGCCAGCCCATCCTCACGATCCATTCCAAGCCATAATGTCATATCGGGCCTCCTGACATATCTCCACCGGCTTTTACTGCACTGTGTTTATGGTTATCCAGCTGAATCCCATTAGACTGTAAGCTGCCGCTATGCTGGGTAACACTTCCTTTAATATCGAGATTACCTGAGAGTTCAACCTGATCTGCCACCATCACCAGATGATGGGTTTTAATTTGTAGCGAATCATTGCCTTCAATCAGCAGGTTTTTTACTCCACTTATTTTCAATAATTGTTGTTCGCTGTCATAGACGAGTTGTCCTCCATCAGCATACCGAATCACGGTACTATTCGCGGCCGTGGACGGGGGGGGGAAAGTGTCGGAATAAATGGCTGGCAGCGCAAAGGCGTTATCCAGATTGCCACCAATCGATAACAGCAGAACCTGTTCACCTAGTGCTGGACACCACCAACTGCAAGTCGGCCCAGCTCTCAATGTCAGCCAGTTAATCCAGTTCGTCGTTAAATCGCCAGTTCTGACCCGGCAGCGCCACTGCACCTGATCCACTTCAGTGATCGTGCCAACGCGGATCAGATTAGTCAGTAGGCGCATTATTTCAGTAAGTTGTGTATTCATTGCCACAGAGTGACATAACCCCTGCTAAAACAGCAGCAAGCAGAATTGTGCCAGTGGCTTTACAAAGTAAAGGACAGGTTACTGAGGAGGAAGACCACAACATACGCCCTCACACCCAGGGATCGAGGCGGTGTTTATCGGTCATCAAGTCGTATGAAACAGGGGATTGCCCTATGCTGACACCCATTAAAAAGAGCGAAATAAGGCAGAGAAAAAAGGCGGCTTTCGCCGCCTATAACAATCAGTCTCGATGATCTGTCCAATAAGGATAACTGCTATCGGTCATCCGTGATAACTTTTGCTCACTATCACGACTCGGTACTGACTCCGTTAAGTTCAATTTAAGAGTAATATCATAGTTACCCTCTTGCATCAGAGAGGTTTTGAAGCGAAACAGTTTACCTCTCAATTGACTATTATTTAATTCATTAGGTTGATTTTCCTGTAACCACTCCAAAACGACTGTCATTAATTGGTCGGGATCCCCCGCCCAACGACTCAGGGTGATCATTAACCGATAACGGTATTCAAAACTTAAACCCGGCCGCCCCGTCGCAATCACTTTGCCTTTTTTTATAAATACATTGATTTTATTCGGCTCCGCTGCTAATTCAGGTATTTCTGTGGTCAGAGTTGATAATAATGTTTGATATTTTTTCATTTTTTTCCCTGAATATTGAGTTATTGACTCTGAGTGTGTCGTTATTGCCCCTGAATGTTTAGTCATCAAACTGAAAGATGAAAAATGGCCGTGTCATTGCTAATATTAAATCCAATTTAATTTATGATAATATAAGAAAGAGATAAGTTAGTTTGCCGTCTTAATGGGCATGAAGAAAAATAAATCTGTTCTGATCAGCGAGGGGACAGTGCAGATAATTCAACTTGGTAAGTCTTGCATGCACCATTGTAGCTCCCTCCCCCTTCGAGCCAGTAAAGCTTGACTCTTTACTCCCTTAATATAAATCCAGCGAGGTAGCTGTCGACAAGCCTGCCGCCATTGACCTTGATTAGTCAGTATCAGCATCCTTGAATGACAAACTTGCCCGGCTCCCACATTAAAACCCAAAGAAATCAGCATATCCATCACTGACTGGGGAGGCTTCACTTTCAGACAGGTCGCCAAGCGCTGCTGAACAATCAAAATATTGCTGATTAAATCCGCCGCAGCTTGCCGTTCATTAATGATGTGCCTAGGTACAACGCCAGCCGTATTACCGATACCATTAGTCCAGGTGCCAGCGGTGCATTGATAGGGTTTTAAACGGCATCCTTCAGCATTTGCTAATAATTCTAATCCCTTAGGGGATATCTGTAACTGATGAAAACCAATTAAACCGCTCATTAACGAAAGAACCACTGAGACGACACACCGTTTAACGTTTGAGTTCATCCAGATGCTCCTTAGTGATTTTACCCTCACTGAGTAACTGCAGAGCACGACGCCGATAATGCCAGTTTATCAATAGCCTACATATATTGATTAAACACATAACGACACCCAGCACGATGCCTGTTACTGTGGCTGTATCCTGTAAAGAAAAATGCCCCAATCTCGCCATAAGTAATGCGGTACTGTAAGTGACCCATGAGCTGACTTTCTCCAACATAATTTACTCCCATAGGCGCAACGTTTTGGTCGTAACAGCCGGCGTCAATTCAGGAAGTTCAACTAAAATTCCATGAGGTAAAATAGGACCCAAATCAGCCAGTCCATGATTCACCATTAATACTTGCTCAGTCATACCACGGGTGTAACCGTAATGCCGCCATATCAAGGCATCCAGTGTCTCATTTTGTTGTGTTCTGACTTTCATACATTCTCCTCCTATTTTGATACAAGGATCCGATACAGTGCCATGCGAATAATAGACATATACCGCTCATCTGGCCGATGACGCATATTGCCTTGCTGAGACTGATATGCATTAACTAAACCATAGCGCTGCTCATATAACATGCAGGTCCAAGCCTCAACTGCATGGTAATAGTAATAAATTTTCTCACTGATCCCACCAAGCTGAGGTGCGGGCACATCATTGAGATGATTACAGCCGCCAATTTCCTGCCATTGCCGCCATTCACTTAGCTCAGCGTTAATCCCTGATATTGCTAATAGGGCCAATTGTCGAAGCGTGCTTGGATTAATATCGCCCTGTTTTTTCAACTCAGTAAAATAATTACCGAGATCAATATCTGGCCAAAAAGAATTATTTAAAATAATCCACTCATTTTGTGCAGCTGAACTGGATGAAACAAAATACAA